AGTGGCGCGAATATTTCGCTAGAGTCTTTCGCTGAATTCAATAAGGAATTCACTGAGACTGGCGACATTTCCGAAGAGAACCGCGAGAAGGCGGTGGCTTGGGGGATTCCCCGTGATATTGTTGACGCCTATATTTCCGGTCAGCAGGCTATTCTCGACACTCAATTCAACAGCATCTATAGCGAGGTTGGTGGAGAAGAGCGGTACGAAGAGATGCTTGGGTGGGCCAAGGAGAATCTCCCAGAGGGTGAGCAGGACGCATTTAATGATGCAGTCGTTGGTGGAACCTCAGATCAGATGATGTTTGCCATCCGCAGCCTTGCGGGTCGGTGGATGTCTTCTACAGGGGCCACAGCCAGCCAGCCGCTTATCCAAGGCGACACAGGCTTCGCAGGAGCCAGCGGAGCCTTCCGGTCTACTGCTGAACTGACCGCTGCTATGAAAGACCCCAGATATGGCAAAGACCCCGCATACCGCAGGGACATAGAAAATCGACTGGCGCACTCTAATATCCTATGATTAGGAAAACCCTTTCGATCTTCACCGTTCTACTAGGAGCGGGATGTGGTGCAATTAATAAGGCCCTGACTCCCCCACCCACCATGAGCGGTCATATGTCTAACATCGCTGAGAATGCTCACAGCGCTGGAGGACTGGAGATGCTTAGTTGGATTGGAGGGGTTTCTGCATTAGCGGGGATCGCTGCAATGGTGCTGACTAGGGGGTCTATGGGACTCCGGGCCATCATCGCTGGTTGCTGCTTAGTGGTCTTGAATTTCGCAATAGCAAACTACTTGAGTTGGATTCTAATTCCTGTCCTCGTTGGAACAGGTTGCGTCAGCCTATGCTGGTCGTATCTCACTATAAGGAAGTTGGTGAATAAGGATCGTTGTAGTGGCTGATCTTCTTGGAACGATGTGGTGGAGCATTCTCTGCGCGGTTGGCGGCTTTGCCGCTGGCGTCGTGCTTGCAGAGCGTGTGAAGCGAATGTTAGGTCGGTAATCGGACAATAAATATTTGAAGACTCGACTCCCGCAGGGGGGTCTTGTCTATTTAGGCGGCTTGTGTAAGCCGTCTTATATGATGGTGAGTCGAGGATTAACAGAATCCCGGCCCGCTGCGGTGGATAACTGAGACTTCTTAGTTACTGAGACTGCCATCAAGTGTCTCTAGTTTTAACTTTTAATAAGGAGTCGTAGTAATGGCTTACTATGGCGTAGATCCATCCCGTCTTGGCCTCGATTCAGCAGGCGCAGCAGGGAATGAGGATCTTTTCCTCAAGGTGTTCTCAGGCGAAGTCCTGACCACATTTGAGGAGAACAACTTGATGATGCCGCTCCACCGCGTGCGCACCATCAATAGTGGTAAGTCGGCGCAGTTCCCCGTGACGGGCGTTGCATCGGCTGTGTACCACACCCCCGGAGACAGTCTCTTTGCTGATGAAGCGGCAGACGGCAATACCTATGCGTCTACGATGAATCACTCAGAGAAGGTCATCTCTATCGACGGCGTCTTGACCTCTTCAGCATTTATTGCTGATATTGATGAGGCCAAGAATCATTATGAGGTTCGTTCTATTTACTCTACGGAAATTGGCCGCCAATTGGCCTACGCCGCAGATAAGAACCTTATTCGTTGCCTTGTTGCTGCCTCTGAAACCAATCTTGATCGATTTGGTACTTCAGCGGCATCCACCGCAGCCCAGATCGCTAGTCCGTATCTTGGTGGTAAGATTCTTGTTGACGGCAGTGCCGCTGACGCTAACGGCGTGACTGAAATCACGGGCGGCGGCGATAACGACGGCACAGTCGAAGGCTCGGATTGGATTCAAGCCCTCTTCACTATGGCTGAACTCATGGATAAGAAGAATGTACCGGCCGAAGGCAGGCACGCGGTTCTTCCCCCAGATGAGTATTACAAGTTGGTCAACGAGAATCAGGATGCGATCAATAGTGATTACAACCCAGAAGGCAATGGTTCCATTGCTGCTGGCGAGATCGTGTCGGTTGCTGGTGTTCGCATCCTCAAGAGCAACCACATTCCTCAGACGGATGAGTCTGCCGCTACCAATGTCCACAACAGTTCGCTGATCAACAATGATCCGTTTGCTGGTGCTGGTGCTGGTTATGGTGGATATGACTTCAGTGAGTGCATTGGTGTCGGCTTCCAGACGGAAGGCCTCGGCACAGTGAAGTTGCTGGATCTAGCGATGGAGAGCGAGTACTACATGGAGCGTCTCGGCACTATGCTGATGGCGCGTTATGCTATGGGTCACGGCGTCCTCCGCGAAGAGTGTTGCTACTCATTTAGTAACGAGACCTGATCAACTGATTGGGTTATTGGTATACTCACTAGCGTGAGTCTCCTTGTGTGGGGGGCGGCCTCTCTCTGAGAGGTCGCTCCCTTTTCTTTAATGGAGGGATTTTATGGCATCGACGAGGACCACGGAACTTGAGGCAGTCAACACCATGTTGTCTGCTGTTGGGGAACCTCCCATTAACTCCTTAGAAGATCAGAAGAATGTTGACGCCGCTATTGCGGGGAATGTTCTCACTGAGATTAGCAGAGAGGTACAGGCCAGCGGGTGGCATTTCAACACCCAAATCAAGGTCACCCTCACTCCTGATGATTCGACTAAGCACATCAACCTCACTGACAACATGGTCAGGGTTGATACTGATTATTGGACCTCCACCACCTCAACTGATCTCCTGAACGATGCTCGGGACATCACTCAGAGAGGTGGCCGTCTATTCGACAGGTCTAATAACACCTATGAATTCACGAAGGCGGTAGAGGCTACCGTCGTATATATCTTGGATTGGGATGATCTTCCTGAGCCTGCTCGTAGGTATGTTACGGTACGCGCGGCTAGGATCTTCCAAGATCGTATGGTTGGCTCCCCTGCTCACCACTCCTTCTCTCAGGAGGACGAGGTGCGGGCTAGGGCGCTCCTAAAGGAATTTGAGGGCGACACAGCCGACCATTCGATCTTTGGAAACTGGGACATTCTACGGATCGTTTCTAGACCCGATGCAGAACGCAGAAGAGCGCTGTAATGCCCCTAGTCACCACAAGTGTCCCTAATCTAACGGGAGGGGTATCCCAGCAGCCCTCGGCACAGCGGCTCCCTAATCAATGCGAAGCCCAAGAGAATGCCATGCCTCTCCTTGTAGGCGGCCTGATTAAGCGGCCCCCAACGAACCATGTGAGTGAGTTGAAGACATTTGCAGACGCTTCTATTGATCTCAGCGGGTCTTTCAATCACTTCGTCACAAGGGATTCGACTGAGGAATTCCTAATCTCTTTGACAGGCGTGGGAAATACGGTTCATGTGAGCGACATTAGCGGAACCGCTAAGGAAGTTGTCGCTGATCTGGGTAGTTCTATCTACCTGACTTCATCCACCCCTCAGTCTTCATTCAGAGCAATCACTATTGCTGATGTTACATTTCTTGTAAACACCGATATTGCAGCCACAATGAAGACGGGCGCTGCGGATTTGTCTCCTTATTCAAGAAGCCAACCTACAGCACCTAATGAGGGGCTTATTTGGATACGGTCTACTGGACAGGGGATCTCTTACTCAGTAATCACAGAAGTCCCCAGTGCTGCTGAGGTCACGGTTACTGTGGCCCACACACCTGCACCAGACGATTTAGGCGGCGATGGATCTTCAGGCGACCCTAATATCTATGGGTATCCACCGAACGCCCCCTCCACATCGGCTATTGCTGCGGGCCTCGCTGTGGGAGACGCGGTTACCGACTGCTCCGTCACTAGCAACGGGCTTAACGGCCTCGCTAATTACACGGCAGCGTCTAAGGGCAGTGTTGTATTCATTTCTAATTCGGCTGCCAACTTCCAACTCACCGTAGAAGATTCTTTGGGCCAAAACGGTCACAAGGTAATCAAGGACAGCGTCCAAGACTTCTCAGATTTGCCCCCAATCGCTAAGGACGGCATGATCATTCTGGTGAAGGGAGACCCGGAGTCTGAGGTTGATGACTATTATGTCAAGTTTGAGACCAACGGCAGCGAGGACTTCGGTGAAGGAATCTGGATCGAAACCGTAGGCCCCGGCATTGTGTACCAGTGGGACTACGACACCATGCCTCATATCCTGATCAGGCAGTCTGACGGGCTTACTTTTATCGTCAAGAGGGCTGATGGAACGACTCCGGCTGGAGTACCTGCTGGGTCGGATTATGGTCCATTCAAATTTACCCCTCGGGAGGTAGGATCAGACCTAACCAATCCGCAGCCGTCCTTTGTGACCCGTAAAATCACAGATATCTCGTTCTTTAAGAACAGAATCGCAATTTTAAGTGGTGAAGACTGCGCCTTAAGTGAGGCCGCAGAACTCTTTAATTTCTTCAGAACTACCACCACTCAACTCCTAGACACCTCCCCAATCGATGTGGGCGTCGGTGGTACTGAGATCAACAAGATTGAGAAGGCGGTTCCGTTCTCTGACCGACTGATCCTGTTCTCCGAAAGAACCCAGTTTGTTCTACAGGGCGAGGCTATTCTCAGCCCAGCCACAGCCTCCATCACACAGGTCACAAATTACGATGTAACAACGACGGTGTCCCCGGTTCTAGCCGGGTCTTCGATGTTCTTCCCCTTCAATCGGGGGTCGTTTAGCGGAGTCCGTGAGTTCTTCAAGACTACGGAAACTGCCATCAACTTTGAGGCTGTTGAGTCCACGGCTCAGGTTCCCAAGTACATTCCCGGCATTATCCAAGAGATGTCGGCGTCTACCCATGAGGACATCTTGGCAGTTTTGTCAAGGGTTCCCACTGTTGGTGGTAGCGGATTTGATGCAACTAACGATCTGTACCTGTATAAGTACTTCAAAACGGATCAAGGTCGAGTGCAATCAGCGTGGTTTAAGTTTACTTTCTCCAACTGTGAGATCGTTGACATGCACTTCATCGCTCAGTCCCTGTATATGGTCATCAAGAGAGGCTCTAAGACCTTCCTTGAGCGTATGGACCTCCAGACAGGCCTAGTGGACGCGGGGTCCACCTACACGACCACAGTGGACCGTAGGACCAAGATTACGGGCCAGAGCGGGTTCACCCTGACGCTCCCCTACAGCGTAGAGAGCGGAGATACTGTGGAAGTGGTTTCGTCGGATGGTGAAGTAATGACTATAAAGACCACCGGCACAACCACGATTGAACTCTACGAGGAATTTACGGCATCTGATGTGTTCTATGTTGGTATTCCCTATACCATGAGATATCAGATGACTGAGCCTGTTCTCAAGAGACCGAAGCCTGAGGGCGGATATGAAATGATTGCCGTTGGCCGCCATCAATTGCGGTATATGACGGTGGTTTATGATGCCACCGCATACTTCAATATAAGGGTAACCCCTGAGGATGTAGGAAGTGGGTCGTATGGAACCCCAGTCGATTACCCCTTCAGCGGTCGCTTCCTGTCGGCGGGGGGCTTTCTAGGGTCCATTCCATCAGAATCAGGGGACTTCCGGTTCCCAGTGTTTGCTCAATCCGATGCTATTAAGATTGAAATCATCAATGATTCTCCTCTTCCCAGCAATATTCAGTCTGTTGAGTTTGAGGCAAACTATGTGAGCAGGTCATCGCCGCGATTTGGGGCATGATAGTAATTAGCGCTGCTGATCAGACCGCTGCCTCTTCAATCGCTACCAATATGAGGCGGGAGGATTTGAACGAGATACAGGCTATAGGGGTTCCCGACCCCCACGAAGCCCTGTGTAAGGGGATGGCCCAATCAAAACCAGAGTGCTATGTGGCCTCAGTTAAAGAGGTTCCTATAGCGATGTTCGGGGTGGTCCCGTTCGACGATGAGCCGAAATTTGGCTCAATCTGGCTTCTAGGAACAGACCAAATCAAGGAAGTTCCAATCAGTTTTCTAAAGAAGAGCAGGAAAGTGCTTCCTGCCATAATAGAGCCGTATGAAATGGTCTGCAATGTTGTTGATAAGCGTAATGAGGTCCACATAAAGTGGATCAAGTGGCTAGGGTTTTCGTTTATCAGGGAGACTATTTGTGGCCCTGAGAATCGTCCGTTTTACGAATTTGCGAGGTTGAATTAATATGTGTGAACCGACTGCCATACTGATGGGGGCCACCGCAGTAGCGGGAGCAAGCGCAAAATCAAAAGCGGCGAAGAAGGAGGCATACGCCCAAGGCACTTACAACCGCCAACTCTCTATTTGGAGAAATGAGCAGTTTCAAAGAGCGGTGGATTATCAGTATCAACTCGCTGGGTGGCAGGAAGAGAACTACTACAAGAATGCTGTTTCGGCAGAGAAGTCCGCTCAGGGCCAATACGCTGCGGTTCTAGAGCAGGTGGATCAGGTTAGAGACAAGACAATCCAGAAGATTGCCGGTGCTAGTCGGAGAGCGCAAGCGGCATCCTCGTTTATCAGAGCGTCTGCCTCAGAGACTGGAACTACTGGGTCTTCGATTCGTCTTGTTCAACAGAGAGCGGAACACGCTGAGGCGAGGTTCGCCCATGCCGGATTTACAAACCTCAAGGCTAGGATCAAGCAAGGGGAGAGACACCTTGACTCAATCCACGCCAATATTCAGAACATCATCAATCGAGCGATGCCGGGGCCGATGGCTCCTGTCGATCCTGTCATGCCTACGCAGCAGGTTCAGGCTCCTTCTAGCACCCCCTACTTCATTCAAGGACTTTCTGGCGCGATTGGCGCGGCGGCTTGGAGCGCCGAGATGAATGTTGCACAGGGCAGAACAATGTGGGATTATGGTTGAATGGAGTTAATTAATGGCTAAAAGACCACAGAGACGATCAGGGGAACTAACGGCTGATGTGCTGCCGGATCTACCCCTAGAGGTTGTTGCTGGCCCGGTATCAACTTATGTTGACCCCGGAAAGGCTGGGATGCCCGCGCCTCCACCCGGCGTGTCCCCCCCAGCGCAGCCGGATTTCCAAGAAGCAAAAGACCTTGCCGCTCTGGGCCACGCCTTTGGAGGTCTTTCCAAATCCCTACAGGCGATGGGAACTGTGCAGGTTGCTTCAGATATGGGGGAAACGGAGCGAGCCTATGAGGACATTATTGCAGGCGCAGAATTGTCAAGAAATTTGGTAGAGCAGGGCGTCATCTTGCCCGCAGAGAATCCCCATGTCCAGCGAGGTCGGGAGATGGGTGACGCCGCTCTTTTGGCTAGGCAGCAAGATCAGTATTTCTCTGAATCGCGATTAGAATATTTGCGAGAAACGGATGGTAGGTGGGGGACGCTTGAAGGAGGACTCAGCGCTTTCGAGGCGCATGTGGCCGGAGTCTATGAAGACCATAAGAATAATACTCCGGGCGGCCTTAGTGATGCTTTTGACCGGGCGTGGGCAAGGGGATACTCCAAACTTCGTCAGCGTATTGGAGATTCACAGTCCCGGGCGATTGGATCGGCAGATTTAGAAGCGGTCAGACGAGCAGCAAGAGCAGATGTAGGAGACTCAATTAATAATGCTCTGGCGCTGAACCCTCTGCCAGAAGAGTCGGGGGAAGACTATAAGAAGCGGAGAATCGATGCGGCTTTAGCGGGTATTACAATACTCTACGACAGTGATGAGTCTAATGCAAGCGGACTCGCTGCTCCTATCGTCCCTGCTCGGATGAAAGAACTGGTGGTTGACCAACTGATATTAATGGCAGTCGGTGAGGAGACTAAGACTGAATTTGTGATGGAGGTATGGAACCGCCTGCATTGGGGTCCAATACCTGCTACGGACCCTGAAACAGGGGAGCCGGTCAGTACTCGCCCGTTTCTGAAAGACACGGATTATGCAAAAGAAGCGATGAGTAGACCAAGTGTTATTTCCAGAATTGAGAACAATCTAAGGTCAGCGAAAAACTACGGGATGACCCCCGCCCAATCAGTTAATTTCGCTAAAGATACAGTCGAAACTTATCTGCAGGATCAGTTCCTGAGTGGACTCATAACCGCCGTAGACCCCTCCATCAGGCGGCTTCCCCCTGACGCAACCACGGCGAAGTTGGAGGATGTCTTGGCTATGGTCAGTGATGCCCTGCCAGAGAACTTTGCAATTGCCAGAAATCAGGGCGACGATGAATTTAAGATCCTCATTGAAGCAACAAATCCTGAACTCCTTGGAATACCGGGGAGCGACCGGACTTTCACTATTGATGTTAGGGAACTGTGGGATGCCGCGAGACTAGAGGCTATTAAACAGGATGTTGATGCGTGGCCCCGTATAGTGGGTGAATACAAGAGCGAAGCACAGAAAAGAATCAAGATGATGATGGTGGACGGGCAGGCGAACGATATAACCCCGGAGATGATTGCTGCTACTCAGTCTGAAATTCCCACCGAAGCGCAGGCTATTGCTGCCGCAGAATTAAAGTACAATCAGACTCTTCCAAGCACCTTAGCCACGGTGGAGGCGTCGGGAGCCAGTCTCTCCTATTACAGGGATCATATATACGGCCAAGTGATGGCGGGTATGTCTGAAGAAGATAAGGACGCCATGATGACTACAGGCCACGAAGCGTTCTTAGACGGGTACAAGATATGGCGCGCTTATGTTGGCGAAGACACGGTAGCGGCTAATAGGCTGTTTCGTGGCGAGGGTGGGGATGCTACTAAGCAACTGTATGAGGCCTACCATTTCTTTACCGAAAGAAACCCCTCTACAAGACGGAGCGATATTCAGGCTTACGCCTCAATATTAGAACTCAACCAACGCCTCGAACTCAAAGAAAAGACATACTTTGAGTCGTTTAATAAAGAATTTCAAGATCAGTGGGGCAATATTGAGATCAATAACCCCGAATTTATGCCGCACAGGGAGTGGATCGCTCAGCGGGCCTTTCTTTTTAAGACCCTAAGCGGGAACCTTGGATCAACCGCTATGGACACCGCGTCCGCCGTAGAAGCGGCTCTCGATAGTCTCAGATCGCACTCCAGCCTAGTTGGAGGTGAACTGGTACACCACTTTGACTTCGGCTTTAAAAACATGGATCGAGTAAGGTGGGCGCAACATTGGATGGGCCGCGATGCGGGCGAGGGTGGAGGCGTGGCTACTGACATTATTCGTTATGGAGCAGCGGAGCCGGAGGTCTACGCAGCAATGGACCCCGGCCACATCTCAGATGCGAAAATGATATGGACCATGTTTCCGGGCAGTGAGGGTGAACTGTGGCAGTTGCAGATGATCTCAAAACTTGACGGAATCGCCTTCCATCTTCCCGGCCCCTCCCCTAACGAAACATGGACTGAACTTGACTTTAAGGCGATGTATAGTCGGGCCTTAGAAAGGGGCTATGCCACAAGGGATTTAAAAGACCCCTACCCCTACGGGAAGAGATACCCGTCCGGTTCAGGCCCTAAGGGAAGAGATACTCAGGAGGTTCGCTACGAAGTTGTAAGGCAACTGCATAATGCCGGTGTTCCTAGACCAACGATTGATAACTATATGATGGCATATCCCCTCATCTACGACGAAATGCCTAGAGACAATATTCCCCGCCCTTAATTAAATGACTCAACCACAAACCACTCCAACCGCAGAGTCCCTGCTGCGCGCAGGCCAACCACCGCAGCCCACCCCCACTCCTATTATTGATCGCCCAACGATCAGTCCTCTGGCGCTGCCTTATGGCCTTATTAAGCCTCCAGAGACTCCTCAGTATATGACTACCCGCGCATTGCAGGAGATGTATAAAAACCCTGCTGAGGCGGGTAGGCTGGGATTCTGGGGGAAAGTAAGGAATTCATTTAAATATGAAACCACCATAGGTGAGACCATAAGAGACGCAGCGGCTCCTAAGTGGTTGGTGGACCCCCACTTCCGGGTTACTGATGATCTATTAGAGACTTATGCTTCTGATCTTCCAGAAGAGATACAGAGTAGGCTGGCTGAAGAGTCGGTTTCTTTTGCCCAGTTTCTCCACGAACTAGATGATGTCAGAATTGGCTACAATCAGAGAAGGATGTATCTTCAAGGCGCCCCTCTCGATAAACTCTTGGGAATGGTAGCCATGATGGCTGGACCAGTCACAGAGGCTGTGGGCGCTACCGCTGCTGTAGGCTTTCTTGGAACCCTGTTTAGCGCGCCTGAAGTCGGCCCCGCCGCTCCGGTTGTGGGAGTCGCAGCAGCGACGGCTACCGCAGCAGCAAGGGTTAGTAGAATTAGAAGCCTCGTTAATGCGGCTACTGCTGCGGTGAAATCAACTAGAGGCCGCGCAATGTTAAAAGGCGCGGGTTATGTAACAGCAGTGGATATTCCTCTAGAATTAACCAGATATGAGAAAGATTTAAGCCTCACTAAGACCGACCTCCTTTATGCGATTGCGGGTGCTGCTACCTTTGGAACAGCGTTGGCGGCTTGGAAGCCGCACCTTTTCCACAAGAAAGCCAGAGAAATGGTAGGTGATGCAGGGAGAGAGGAAGCCGCAGCCGCTGCGAGGGCTTCTGGAATTCCTGAAGATATTGTTAATAACATCGAGCCGCCCACTCCTAGAGCAAGAATCGTCACAGAAGATGAGATTTTAGACGAAGTACAAGCACTCAAGGGGACGGCGTTAAGGGAAGAAGGAATTCGGCTGAAAATCAAGAACGCAAGAAGGATGCCAGCGGATGACCTTAGACTTGAAATTGCTCATAAGCGAAGAGCCGCTGCTCCCGGCGTTGAGGCTGCGGTAGCCCAAGTAACAAGAGATTTGAAGGGGATTACCGACCTGCCTACTCTGAGAAAGAGGGCTAGGGATGTAGGAGCCAAACACGCCTCAAACGCTCGGGCTGCTACTATTAAGAAGGCCATTATCAAAACTGTTAAGCAGCAAGCGGCATCAGGAGAAGTTGTAGTCCGAAAGAAGGTGGTTATACCTAAGCATCTTCAGACGGGCAGGACGAGGATCAACATTAATGATATCCCTCACCACATTGACTTTTCGACATCTGTTGGGAGATCGCTGTGGAGACTCGGTGGAAACCGATCCTTCAAAGGCCGGGATGAGTTGATTGATATTCTAAAGGAATTCGGAATCGACGATCCTATGGCTCTTGGAAGAGAGTTGCGGCGTGTCGCTAATTCTAAATTAGAGGGAATAGAAGCCGTTAAAAGTCGGACAATCCGCATCGATGAAGAGGATTTACTAGGTAAAAAGTTTATACCTAGAACCAAAGAACGATTCGTTATGGAGGTCGATGAGGACATCCTCACAGAAGCCAGTAGAACCAGAACTCGACGCGGCCTTGATCCTGAGGGAGAAGAGCCTCACCCAGTAGCAGACGCTATAGAAGACGCCATAATCATAGACGGAGAGGAAGTTGCGAGAGGCCCCATCGGCGCTCGAATCATTGACCTGTCTGCTGATGATCTGGCTGAAGATGCAGGCATGGGAGGGGCTAGGCTCGCCGGAGAATCCGGCATCGGTACGGCAGAAACGAGTGCGAGATTTGTAGAAGGCTCTTCTCATTGGTACAAAAAGGCCCCCAAAATCCTTGGAATCAGGAGTCTTGCGGAGATTCTCCATAACATCCTGACTCCCTGTGCGATTAGGCTGAGAAGCATGACGGGCAGAACGGTTGAGGACACCACCCTGCTCCACAAAGCCACTGACATCTTCATGGAATCCTCAAGAGGTGGTGGTAAGAATCTACAAACCATTCTCCGTGTAAATCACCAGAACCTAATGAATGAGTTGTCTGGTGGACTCTACGCCGCGAAGATGGCGGCCAAGAAGGCTGGTAGAACCTTATCGGACAAGGCAATCATCAGGGCGCTCACCAGAGAAATCAAGGGTGAACTAGCGAAGCCAGAAGCAATTGCTGTAAAGGCGCTTCAGAGGTTCCACGGAAAACTTCTGAAGTACGCTCAAAAGCACGGTCTCATGGAAGGGGTTATTACAGACTCTTCTAGATATTTCCACAGGGTCTGGAAGAATACTACATTTTCTGAATTCGCCCCCGTCCGCGCTGATATGGAGGAGTTCTTCACTAATGCTATTAAATCATCTTCAAGAAATCTCGACGGAGTCTCTGATCAAGCAGCGAGCGAAGCCGCTAGAAGAATCGTCCAATATGGATTAGACCCAGTAGCAGCCAGATCAACTAGACACGCAAGGATTTGGGTTGATGGGATTAGAAACGATCTAAAACTGAAGCAGAAAAGCCTGAACCTCACGGACGACGATGTTCAGGATGTCATCGACGCGGTAGTGGGGCATGTAGGGAATGAGCCTCACCTGAACGGGTTTGCTAAGCGTCGTATTGAGTTAGATGAAAACTTCATCGGAAGGATTGGCGGCAGGGAAGTCCACATCGATGAATTTATGACTAGAGACATTATGGGCATAACTCAATCATATGCCCATAGAGTTCTCGGAGCAGTCGAGATGAGAAAGGGTATGCAGTCGGTATTTGGCGAAAACCTCGACTTTGAAAGCGCTCTGGTGAGACTTCGGAACAGCGTATCCAATACTGAAGATCAATTCTATGTCAGAAACTCTTTTGAATTAGCCTTCAGACGGCTAAGCGGGCAGCCCCTGTGGACGGGCGGCGAAGCGCTGTCAAGTCCCCAAGGAATGAAGTTCGTGCTGGGAATGCAGTCGCTTGCACAGGGAACAATGGGAATGAATCTAGGTATTGCCCAACTACCTGAAATGGCAAACATCATGCTGAGGACGGGGGCTAGGAACGCCGTCGCGGCGCTCCCCGGACTGAGGCAGACTACTAACACATTCTTAATGATGTTCCGCAAAGAAGCCGGAGTCCGTGGAGCGGATGGCCGCCTTCTAGATAAGGTTGCAGCAGAACTTGAGACCTTCTGCGGGGTTGGAGGCGAATACCTCAGCCATGAGCATGTTCTCCGGCGTTTAGATGACATGGGAATGGATGATGGCTTAGGAGCAACAGGGTTTGGCCGGTTTCTCGATAAAGGTCGAGAGATTTCTATGTTAAACCCATTAGGTATCGTCCCAATGGACACCTTCCTGCGGCGGTGGGCTACCAAGGCCCATTTCCAGAACTTCGTAAATCAGGCTTACAAGATTAAGAATGGCAAGCCAGCCCTTGTTGACTCATTTTGGAGGAAAGATAAGTTCCGATTCAAGGAGTTGGGGCTGTCTGACGCCGAATTGGATCGAGTATTCACGGCACTTGCTGATCCGAATGTAGTTTCCGTCAGACAGGGTCTATTCGGTAACTATAAGGTAATGGATGTAGATTTCACGAAGGTGAAGGATCAGGGGGCCTACGACCGACTTGCTCTAGCAATGCGGAGAGGCGTGGATAACGCGGTTCAAAGGCAGTCTATGGGCGAGATTCCGTTGTGGATGAGTGCTAGTCCCCTCGCTAAGTTAATGACTCAATACCGCGTCTTTTCAGTCGCCTCCAAGGGCAAACAACTGGCGGCGGGGCTGGCGAGAGCAGATGCTGCAGAAGCAATAAATGTCGTGGGTTCAATCGGTCTTGGGTATCTCGGATATACCGCCCTCACCTATGGACGAGCCTTGGGACAAAGTCCTCGATATCGAGAGAACTACCTCGCCGGGCGGCTGACATGGGAAGAGGGGCTGAAGTCTGGGATCATGCGGTGTAGTTATTCAGCAGTATTTCCTATGCTCATCGACTCAGCGATGGCTCCGTTCACGGGTCAAGTGTTTAGCCCGTCAGGGAGAACAACCCACCAAGGCGTTGGTATTATTGAAGGAACAGTTCCGTGGAGCCTGTACCAAGGAATACAGAAATTTGGCTCGGCTGGACTCGGTGCTATGTGGGACGAAAGAGAACTTTCTAAGAAAGACTACAGAGATGCCATGCGTTTAGTATGGCTCACTCAAATACCGGGAGTGAACCAAATTGCAAATTACTTTGTTAGCGAGAGCAATCTCAAAGAAACTGGCCGCAGGAGATAATAAATGGCAGACAGTTATACAGATTTTGGAGTAGTAGGTGACCTCACCGCAGAGCAGATTACAGGGGTCTTTGATAATCTCACAATAGATTACATTTCCACTGCTCACTTTTCTATAGTGCATACCAGTGCGGCTACCGGCGCAAAGACCGCTGTTGCCAATGCTAATCTCACTGTAGCCACAACTCCCACTCTTAAGGTCACAATCGACAGCGGCGTCACCCTGCCGTTGGCTGCTGCTGACACGGTGCGGGTTATCCGAACAACCCCTATTACCAACCTTCAGCGGACCTTCTCTGACGGCTCTGTTCTCAAGGCCAGCGACCTAAACACCCAGACAAAACAACTGCTCTTCGGCCTACAGGAGCAGGTAGACCAAGGAATCGGGTCTCTGCCTCTCGATACCGATGGTAAGTTTGACGCTGGAAGTAAGGGAATCAAGAACCTCATAACCGGAACCGGCTCATCGGAGGCGGTCACAAAGGAGTATGTAGATAATGCTTCTCTGTATGGAGGAGCCTACGCTGCTACAGAACCACAGGCTTGGACCTTTACCGCCGCTGGAGCAGATGTGGAGGGGACAGATCGAGTATATGATCTGACTGGGCCTCTCCCATCAGGTGATGCGGATAATATGTATCTCATTGAAGTCGGCGGCGTGCTTCAGAATCCCTCTGATTACAATGTCATCCAAGTAGCCGATGGCGTTTGGAGTCTGACCCTTCTTCAAGCATCCTCTACAGGCTCAGGGCCTGTTGATGATGGAGTAGTCATCCATGTAAGGAACTTCGGAGCCTCTAGAAATGTGGTTCAGCAGCCCTACATAGCAGAAAGCGACGATGCGATAGGCTTTGTTATTAAGGGGTACTCTCCGACGCAGTCCGAAAACCTTCTGGAGGCACAGCAGTCTGACGGGACACGGCGAGTTGAAATCAACGCCTGCGCTCCTGATGATGCCGCAACCCTGAAGGTTACTCGCGGAGCAGATACGAGTAATTACCACAACGCCATGATGTCCGCATCAGACTCCATTATTCAGATTGAGGCTGGTGCTTATGGAGGCAGCGGCGGTAGCGCAGGCGCTATGCTCAAATGCGGGGATGCTGGTGACGGTGATTATGGAAGACTCCTGATTTCTAATAAGTCAGGATCAGGGAGCGGCAACGAGGCAATCGTCATTGCTAGAGGAGGCGCTGACCCCGTATATTGCTTTGCTGTTAATAATAACGGAGCAATCTATGGCCTGAATCTTACGACAAAGAATGATGTTACTGTAGGTGGCAATCTTGATGTAACTGGGACATCCTCCCTGACAGGCGACATAACCGCGCTTGGAGACGCCCAAATCAACGGGGATCTCCTAGTCAAGACCGACTTTGAGGTCGAAGGAAACGCGGTTCTGGACCAAGACCTCGTAGTGTGTGGTCAACACACCCTCGCTACCGGTCATGTTATCAAAAGCGCTGATGCCACCACCGCCACGGGGGCCATACAGTGGAGCAGTAACGGCCCATATTTTAGAGCAGAGGATGGGAGCGCCGCTGTCCCATACATTCGACTCTATACAGGGGCCACTCCTAATTATATTCACCTCCAAGTGGGGGATGGTTCAGGGGCCTATATACACTGCGATAATGCCCAAGTAAAGAGAGTGGCTGAGCCGACAGTCAGCAATGACGCCGCCACGAAGAACTATGTGGATAAAGGACTTGTAGTTGCGTGTGCGGCCCACTTTACCTACGACCACGACAGTGATCGGACAATTGATAACTTCACCATAGTCAAGCAAATCGGATGCACCGTAACGAGAAGCGGCAACCAGCAAATCAAATGTGTCCATAATCTCGGTACTACCCAGCATGTTCCGTTCATCAACATCGAAGGGCGGTCTGATTATTCCCACCAAACCGGCATCTCCTCAGTTTCGGTTGGTTCCAGCCAAGACCTCTTCAATGTTGCAAACGAAAACTCAGCACAGAACCGAAGAGGCTGGATTATGATTTATGCTGATCCTGCTTACCTCTAAACCTCCTCAATCTCAGGAACTTCTAACATGACTACAAAGATCGCAGCCTCAATGGCTACCGCTTTGATCCCGTCCACGGACAAAGCAGATAAGGAATCTGCTTCTCCCAAGGCTTCAGACGAGGGCAAGGTCGTTCAACTGGACTCCAACGGAACCTTCTCAGAAGCCTATATACCCACCCAAGACGCTACCGAAATTACAGCACAGTCTGCAGATCCAGCGACTCCTGCGGGTCTTAAAGGCGTAATTTGGATGAGCGACGGAACAGGAGCGGGGGATTCCGGCGATCTTATGGTTAAACTCACAGGACCAGATGTGAAAGCATCGGCTACATGGACCTTCTCAGATAAGCCGAATGAGGAATCTTGGATTCTCCTTTATGACGGCAGCGACCCCTCAGTAGGGCTTCGATTTGAGATTGATAACGAGGAGGACGGAATCCGGGGAGCATACGCCACATTCACATTCTCAGACAAGCCGAATGAAGAGTCTACGATTACTTTGATCGATGATGACGGAACCACAGTCATCTTTGAAATTGATAACGAAATAAATGGAGTAGCGACAGCAGGGGCCATAGCCGTCGATGGAATTGCTGCTGCTGGAGGAGGCCTTACAGGGACCGCAGCCGACCTTGTAGCCAAGATCAACGCTCAGTCCGCTCTTAATATCGCCGCCACTAACCCGTCCGCCGGGGAGGTTGTTCTTATTGGAGCCAAGAGTGCTGCTGGGAACACAACCATCACCACAAACGACGCGGGACACTGGAACAGCGTGTGTAGCGTAAATGTCCCCTCAGCGTTCATGTATGGAGATAATATCGCAGTTCAAGGCATCGCAGCGGCTGGCGGGGGTGCGACAGGAACGCGCGTGGCATTGATGAACACCATAAATGCCCAATCCTCACTAGGTATAACTGCTACAGGAGTGGTTAGTGCGATAGTATGCACTCAGGATACAGGGCATACTGTAGGTAATAAAGCGATCACTACAAACCACCCAGCCCATTGGGACAGCGTCTGTAGCGTAAATGTCCCCGCAGCATTCACTGGAGGGGCGGCGGGTACAACTAAAACAGCCACAATAGTCGATTGGTCTGGCGCCTAATGGCTACACCACTGGATAACGAAATCCTCATCGCGTTGGGGAGGCTGGAGGGTAAAATGGACTCCCTCATAACAAGGCAAGCAATCCATGATGAGGAACTTAGCCGCCACGACAAGCGAATCAGGCAGTTAGAACAATCAAAATCGTGGGTACTAGGTGCAGCCGCAGCGATGGCTGGGCTAGTCTCCCTATTAATTAATTTCTTTGGGGGTAAATTCAGTGGATAAGACACTTAGCAGTCTGCACAACGCTGTCGCAGAAGAACTCCTCCGTCGCGTGGAGTCAGGAGAGGCGAATGCTGCGGATCTCAATGTAGCCCGCGCCTTTCTAAAGGACAATGGCATTGATGCTGGGATCGAACAGAGTAACCCTCTGGAGAATCTCGCCAAATCTCTGCCCTTCAACATCGAACTGGAGAGTGCGTAATGTGTGTTCCAATGACTATTTCACCTTCTATGGCTCCTGCGGGCGGAGGCAGACAGCCCAATAAAAACCCCGCAGATGACCCAGAGCGAGTCAGCGAAGCAGCGGATGTCGTTGGAGACAGGCCGGACTCAGAGAAGCCGGTTCAGGTATTAGAAGACTACTACAAGAGCAGAAAACGCCGCAGAAGGTTGGCCCTCCTCAGAGAACAAGGGGGAAACAGGCGGCAGTTTGAGAGATCGCCTATGGGTTGGGGGGGACGACCGGAAGGGTCTATAGGTTTTGGTAGTGGCGGCTCAGGCGGCGGCATAACTACTGGGAGCGGCGGCGG